CCAAGCAAGTGCGTGCTCACGACCGAAGTCAAGGATACCACCATCGCGCAGTTCAACTGGCAATGAGATAGCGTGACCGAAGGCGTTGTCACCAATGAAGATAGCTGAGTAGCGATCTGCTGAGCCGTTACCAGTCTTAGTTGCTGGTGTGGTGTAGCCACCACCGGTTGGGTAAACAACGTTAGCTACTGCTGAATCAGTGGTGTAGTTAGCGCCTGCACCGCCGGCAACCTTTTCAATCTGAGTGGTTTCGATGAATACGGTGTCGTATAGACGGCCGATTTCACCAAGCATGAAGTTACCTGGAGCGGCGTACTTCGTTACTTCAATGAACTCAGGATTGTCGCGGAGCTTGCGGCTCTGGTGTGGATGTACGAATGCAACGTAGGTTTCGCCCAGTCTTGGGATATTCTTGGTTGCAAGTGTCTCAACAGCATCCTTGACCACGTGAGGGGTAAGGTGATGACCACCGGTAAGGCCTGCACGCGTAGTAGCTACGTTACCTGCCTGGTACCAGTTGTTGATGTTGTTATCGGTACGATCGACGCCAGCTGGAGTCTTGAGGATGTCTTCACCGTAGATCTTTGAAGAACCCTGCATAAGGGTGTCGCGAGCCTGACCATCAAGGTACAGAGCCATGTTACGACCAAGAAGACGTGAAGCAGAAGCCATAACGTCATCGAATGATGCATTCAGAAGAAGTTCTGAAACTGCGATTGCGTAGCCATGCTCAGCAACAGTGATTGAGAACTGCTGTGCTGTCAAAGCTGCTGTTGACATACGTACACCTTCAACAAGGGCTGAAGCAGCACCAAGGTTGTTGTAACGCATGAAGTTGATCTGGAGACCAGGGGCAACGCCTAGTTCAGTCTTCTTAACCGCAAACTGCTCGAAACGCAGGATTGGCATAGACTGGAAAAGGATTTCCTTGGACCAGATAGTCTGGATGGACTGCGTAAGCTGCGAGTTTGCACCCGAGTACGCGGTTGGTGATGCGGCGAGATTGCCGGATCCGGTAATGGCTGCTGCCATGTCGTTTGCTCCTTAAAGAGTGTGGATGGGGTTATGGGTAAATTACCCGAAGAGACCTTGGCCGCGATCTGAAGCTGCTTTTCCAAGAAGCTTCCCACGGTTTTTTGCGTAGTCACTCACCGACATGGAGGCAATTTGCTCTGCCGTGAACGATTTTTGGTCCGAATTGGTGTCCATAGGTCCTGACGGAGGTGATGTTACTCGACTTCCAGTCATTTCACGACGAGCAGACGACATTGCCTGCTGCGCCGAATCAAGGATACGCGATGAACGTTCCTTGAGCCCTGCGATGCTCTCCTCAATTTCATCAGGTGTGTTACCTGTAATCAAGTCAATCAGCTCAGGAATAATACTTTCGCGCTCTTGTTCAAGACGCGCATTACGGTAGTTCTGAAGTTCACTAAAATTACGCTCAGCATCTAGAAGTGCGAAAGCCTTTTCACGTTCTTCACGCTCAGCTTCTAGCTGTGTAGCCCATTCTTGTTCCTTCTTAGTTAGAAGTTCACGAACATCCATTTCTTCTTCAGCCCGGCGCTTAGCCTCGGCTTCAGCTTCTGCCCGCAAGCGTGCCTCTTCTTCAAGACGAGACTCGCGCTCCTGGCGCAAAGAAGAAAGTTCTTCCTTCAGAGATTCAATCTGAGGGTAGAGCTTAGATTTTTCTTGTTCACGAACTCTATGAAGATCCGCCTCTGAGTAGGCCTTGGCCACTTCTTCAGCAAAAGATGCTGCAGGGGATTCTTCGGTTTGCTCTACGAACTGAGCATCACTGCTCAATACATCGTTTTCGCTCATGGTAATTTATTCCTTTGTGTAATTAGGTCGTTTTCCAAATTAGTAGCACGATAGACCTGCGGATTAGTTATGTATATAGACCACCACATAACGAGTTATGTGTCAGCCTAAACTTTGTTTTTACTTACCTTCTTCTGGTCCTGGACCACGACGTTGAGGAATTTTTGTTCCGTACGCCTTAGTGACTAGAGAAGTCTGTAGTTGTTCAAGAGTTGCCTGCTCAAACGGCGTTGGACCTGGAGTTGGCATAGGTTGTCCATCAGGTCCAATACTAGGTGGAAGTGGAGTGCCATCCGGCATAGCTCCTGTTAGCGCCATGATAGCTGCGTTAATCTGTCCCTTAAGCAAGTTAAGTGCACCGTCTGCTGTAGCATCCTCAACTAGCTCAGTACGAATCTCTTCAAGCTTCTCATTAGGGAACTCTTCTCCCAATGATCGTAGAGCGCCTTCACGACTCTCAAGACCCATAGCCATCTTAGTTTGAATCTCATTGAGAACAATGAGCTTATCTAGCGGAAGTGGCTGAGCGAAGTGTGCAAACGTCTGGTAGGTCAACGGATCTGTAGGATCAAGCTGAGGATACTGACCTTGCTTGATAGGTCCATTGAAGTTTGGATTCCAAATAAATGTTTGTGGTTCCTTAAATGCAAGTGTGCGCATTACCAGGCTGTTGATTTGTTCAAGTCCCTTGCCGTACTGAACAATCTTCTGCTGGTAACGGTTCATCAAAGGCTGGAACTGAATTGAAAGTGCAACACCAGATGTGTTAGAGATTGGCACCATCTGACCAAGCGCAGTTTCAGGCACACCAACCATTTCATGCATGGCACGCTTTACAACTTCTAGGTACTGAATAGCTCCAGCAAGACCAGAGCCACCGCCCTCAAGGTTGAATACCTGAGCGTCCTTAGGAAGACCACCCCAAATCTTCTTAGCACCCTTTTCAAGGTTAGAAGACTTAGCTCCAGTAATAATAGTAATTGGAGCTGCGTGGTAGTTGACGATATCTGCTACGTCAGTAGCTACTTCATTGTAGTTTCTATTAAGAACAATAATGTCGTGGCAGTCTGCAAGGCCCCAAGGCGAGCCTGATACAAGAACATTTGCAATGTGAACTACTGGGATGATACCAAGTGGATTAGGACGTGAGTCAATGAGCTCATCGTTGACGTACTCTTCAATCATGTCATCTGTAAGAATCTCAGTGTACGTGTAGACCTGGCGAGTACCTTCAAGAGATGTGCCCCAGAAACGGTACTTAAGCTTGAAACGAATCAAGCGGTTACGATCATGTGGGTGGAACTCTGGGAAACAGAATGAAGAGTTCAATGGAAGAACTCTCACACGACCCGGATGAATAGCACCTGTGCTGTCTTGCCAAGCTTCTTCGTAAGCAACCTTAACAAAGCAGTCACCTGAGACTCCACCTTGCTGACCCATTTCCCAAAGTACAGCGTGCTTATTGTTATCTACTTCCCATACTCGCTTGAGTAGGTCGGGAACAATAGCTTCGGTTTCTTTAGGACTACGGAACTGTACGCCACGGCTAAAAGTAAAGTTAATGATGTAATCCGTGAATGCACGGTAGTAGTTGTATACCATCTGGGTTTCACCGATTTCACGGCGGTAGCTCCAGTGATGGCCAAGGTACATGGCCCAGTTGAGGGAGTATCTATTTAGTCTGGGTCCGTGGACTTCAAACTCTTCATCCGCCAGCTCGACAAGTCCCAGTGGGGAAATGGAGATAGTAAGGTCGGATGAAGCGGCCCTATAGGACGGTGGCGAAAAGTCAATGCTCATGCCTCACGTCCTTCCATATTAATACTCATAATTGCCCTCTTACTAAAGAAGATTCTTCTTCTTTTTTTCTCGTTTTAGCTCGTAAGCCTTGCGTTTTTCTTTGTCTTTTTCTTCTTGCTTAAGATCTCTAAACTTAGGGTCTACCTGGTCTTTAGAATCTACATACCCACCCATATACATTTCGCCAATACCCTCATTTGCCGCAAAGTTTGTTTGATTAGGCTTAGCGTGATGTATTGCTTGCTGCATTCTCTTAATAGAATTATATAGCAAAGGATTGGCAGGTACTAGCATAAATGTCCTAAAGAGCAGCTGCCCAGCCCCAGAGAAGGGGTATGAGGCTGGGTAGCCACTGCCTAATTAGTCTACTACGGTTGCTGGGTTTAGACGCTGGTAGTGTTCGCCGGAGCGGAACTCTTCTTCGAAAGCGAGTTCAGCCATATCGCTGAATGCACCTTCTGAGAAGTTGCCCAAGTAAGTTGGGGCTTCTACCCACGCAGCTGAACCTACGTGAGCACGCTCACGCATAGTCTCTTCAGGGAACTTCTCAAAGACGTTCTGGTTGTGGTTTGGACGACCAAGCGGGGTAATGTAACCCTGCGATGCGCCATTCTCAAACTCCTGTGGGACGTCAGTGTCAGTTGCTACGCCTTCTTCAAAGCGAAGTGGTCCACGAAGACCAGGTTGTGCAGGACTAAACTTGCGTTCGTACGAAACCGGAGTTCTTTCTGGGAACTGTGGTGCCGGACCGATTGTGCTTGCCATAATTTCTCCTAATGGATTGAGGATCCTCACTTACGAGTTTCCTATTAATTTGCCGAAATGTCGCCCTAAACTCTAAAAATTAAAAGAAAGGATTTGAGCTAACTTCTACAGATGGCATAACTAATTCTTTTGTCATAGCGCATGCAATAGCCAAAGAGTCAACAAAGTCATCGTGTGCGTGTGCTTCATCAGGTGCGGCCACTGTGAAGTTTGGCCCCTTGTAGTGGACTTCGGCGTCAACCATTTGCTGGTTAAACCGCTTCCAGATACGTAAACGACGTGTCTTAGCATGTGCAGGCCAACCAATCCTACGACGCTGAATAAGAGCCTGTAGGTGCTTAAAACGAGCTGATTGCTCAGTAGGGCTACTAGTTAGGGCCACTACCTGGGCACGAGGGAGCATGAGTTTTAGGCGCTGGGCTACTGCATCGCCAACACCGTTAGCGTCGATTCCTACAGAAAGCACGTCGTATGCAGACAAGAAGTTTACAATTTGGTAGTACTGTTCTTCCCAGTCATCCCCTTGGATCTCCATCCAGTTAAGAACTCTATGATCATAGTAGCCAAACTCATCAGGACGATCCCAGTCTACCCAGACCACTGTGACCACTGTGCTGTCCATTTTACGTGCGGGGTCAATACCGACAATTACTGGGGAAGTATGCCAACTCTTAACTAGCTCCTGAGAAGTATCTCCCAGGTCATCCATGACAGACGACGTGACAAACATACCTCGCTCTAGCAACCACTTACAGTTGTATGACATCTGGAACTCATCAGAGTCTTCTCCAATTCGCAACATCTCTTTCTTGATGAACTTACCGTAGTTCATGTTAAAGCGTTCTACGTCGCGCCAGTCCCATTGGTAGTGGTTCTGCTTGGAGTTGCGCCCTGTTTGGCGTCGTTTGTTTAATTGAATCGAGCGGTAGAAGTTGTTTTTAGATGTGGTAGGCGTACCGGTCTTAACCATAGTTGCGTTGTAGTACGCACCCATCGGGGAGATAGATTTGGCAACTACGAAGTCATCAGCTTCTTGACACTCATCAATGATCATTAAGTGAAAAGACTTAGACTCAATCTTGGCTCGTGGGTTAGCTGTCATCATCATTGCAGTTGAGCCACTGTTCTTGAGCTTGATGTTTCGGGTTACACCAGGAGTTTTACTCAAGCTGTCGTCAATCTCATCGTCATTAAGAATGGCTAGAGCAGTCTCACTAGTTAGACGAGATACAACTCTTGAGAACAAAGTTTCTGCCTGGGACTGCACAGGGGCAAACATACCTACCCAAAGTCCATCGCCAAACTTACCCAAAAGATCTGGGTACATCTTAGCTAGCTTAGGAAGAATAACCATCAGGGTGGCCACTGTGTTAGCGATAGTTTCTGACTTACCAGACTGACGAGATGCTAGAGCTGTAATCTCTTCACCGTCGTTTACAATAACGGACTCGATAACTCTTCTTGCCAAAGGTTTTTGATAAGGATGAAGTTCGTGACCTACAAGAGCGGTCATGAAGTCCATGATCTTATCAATAAGTTGTCTTACGAACTCCTTTGAGAGCTCGTCTAACTGGTCCTCAGCCTCAATTTCTTCAAACTCAGTTTCTTGGCCACCGTACTCTTCTTCGTACATTGACACGTATTCTTCCATTACAGCCCCCGTGGAGATTCGGAACGATTCTTTAGTTCGCTCATGACAGCTAACAGCGCTTCTGCGCCTAGCTTTGCTTCTTCTATGTAAAGAGTTTCGGAGCTCTTAACCCAATCAGACATGTTACGACCAATGCCGTATAGAGCCTGCTCTGCCCACTTAGTAAGATCTTCTGTGGGTAGGTTAGCTACTCGCTTCTCTACCTGTGTCTTTTCTTGCTCTATTTTATTGCTTTTGCGTCGTATCATCTTTTGCCCCAGTTTCAGTTCCATATCGAAGTACGTCCCAGTCTAACTCATCATCGTCTAGGTATCTACCCCTAATGGCATAGGTAAGTGCTTCACTCTCAGAGTGTGCCGCTACCCAACGACCTATGACCACTGCTTTACAAGTAAAGGGTAGGCGTATAGCCACTGCCTCACCTGCTCTAAAGGGCTCATCAATTTCCTGAGTGTATGCCTTTTCCCACAGTCCTTTAGGCTTAACAGGATAAGTAAGTGTGTGCCAGTATGTATTGCCGATTTCTTTTGGATTTGTAGACATTAAAATATAATTCCGCTTCTTGTATTTGGTACGTTTCCTGTTGCTCGTGGTCTTCCTTGTGGAGTTCTTGGTGCGCGTGGATTAGTCGGCGTAGGCTTAAACCCAGCGTTCTTACGTCCTTCACGTAACTGTGCCATTCTAGCAGCTTGAGTAGCCCTTGCAAGCACGTCTTCACCAAGACTATCTATCAGACTGTCAACATCTGCTGGCCCTCTAGGCTTATCATCAAGAGTATCTGCGATGTACTCACCTGGAGACATGTGATCTTTAAACGCATCCCACTCAGATTTTACAACTGTGTAGTAATTATAAAATGTTGAGTCTCTAAAAATTACTGTTAATGTTTGTAGATTAGGATCCCAAGCCGCGGCCACTGTCCTTGGTCTCTGGTAGTTTGTGGTATTTGTAGGTATCTTAACGTAGTCATCTTGTAGTGTTGCAAACTCAACAGGTTCTTTTGGAACCGCTTGGCCAGGACGTAAAACAGCGTTACCTGAGCCTCGTACAATTAGGCTAGGACCTCCGGGATTAACAGCTATTTTAGCTCTATTTTCTCGGGATATATATTCTCCTGGATTAGACGGGTCAGGTTTAACTTCTTGTTCATCAACAGTTTTAATTTCTTTAGACGCAAGGCTCTCCATCCAACCTGGATCACGACCCCTTGTGGTTTTTTTTACGCGCTCATACCGCCCAAGAATTGTAGGTGGTTCACCAGCCATTGTTTGCCCTTAGAAAGTATCTTGTTCAGTAAAATCTATGCGTGGCATAGGATTCAAGTCATACTTTACGTATACAGTATCGTGATGAAAAAAGAAATCCTTACCCGTCATTTGAGCAGTCCAAACATGCTCCGAGATATAAATATCATCCTGGGCTACTGTTTCTTCCGCCACTGCCTTTGAAGATTTTTTTGCAGTTGGTTTTTTCTCAGACATGTTGACCTCTTCTCACTCTTCTGAGCATATGTGTGTAGGTAAATCTGGCTCTCTTACTACATCTTCACATAGCCGACACTTGAACCACTTATGAGCTCTAAAACCATTTTGTGCCGTACCCTCTGGTGGAATTTCGGCTCCACCGTTACCACTAATACCCTCGTAATGTTCTACTACCGGCAGAGACCTGTATAGTTCTGCTGGAAACGGACCTTTAGCTGGTCCGGCTGTCTGAGGGATTGGATGTCCTTGCTTTGTCGCAATTCGCTCTATCCTGCTCATGACGACCTACTCAGCTGGTGTTTCTAAGATTACTGGTTCTTCAGCAGGAGTATCTACTACAACAGGGTCTGGGGCCACTGTCTTAGCTGACTTCGACTTCGAAGTAGTTTTTGCAGGTTCTTCTACAAATAGGCTACTGCCTTCAATTGTAGGGAGGGCACCCGCTTTAAATCTTTCCTGCAATGTCCAGGGAATACAACCTTCACAGAAGTATTGTGTATTAGCGCCAGCGCTTTCATATACGTACTCTGCGTCAGATTCGCAATTAAGACACTTAATCATTTCATCTACCTTTTGTTTATGTAGGAAGCCCTACCCAAGCTGAGTATAACAGCTCGGGCAGGGCTCCTGTGGGTTAAGCGAGATTACTTCTTCTTGAACTCTACACCGTAAGCAAGGTCTGCAAGGCTAGCACCAACAGCAAATACTTCAAGTTCAACCTTAGAACCTGTAGAAATCTTGCCAGCTAGACGTGCATCGCCATTGCCAAGGTTAGTAGCAGCGCCAAATGCCGTACCCTTTGAATCGATAGGTAGAACCTGATCAGATACGTAAGCGTAGTAAGCAGTACCCTGAGCAAAGTTAGGAGCTACGTTGAAATCAGCAGCTTCAGTTACTAGCTGTACTGCGTCTACAATCTTACCCTTTGCAACAACAATTGAGTTAGAAGCGTTAGATACAACAGTTGCAAGTATCTTAGCAGCGCCAGTAATAGTTGTATTAGTGGTGTTTGTCGTTGATGGCAGGGTAGCCGAGAACGAAGTTGCACTATTAACTGTAACAGCAAGCGCGGTTGAGATGTTGAAACCTGTTGCAGCAGTGGTTGTAAGGCCTGAGATTGTTACCTTGTCACCAGTCTTTAGACCATGTGGGAAGTCAGTAATGTAAGTAGCTACTGAACCTGAGATAGAAATGTTAGATGAGCTTGGGGTTGCAATACCTGACCAACCAGTCGTGTGAGACTGCTTTGATACGGTTTCTGGGTACTTAACAGTGAATGAAGTCGTAAGACCATTTGAGTTAGTAACAGAAGCAATAGCTACATCCTTCAAGTTCCAAGCAGGAAGCGTAGAACCAGTGATTGCAATTACATCGTTGGCAGCAAGCGTAGCGTTACCTGAAACGGTGAACGTTAGGGTCGTACCATCAGTTGCAACAGATGAGATTGCAATGTTCTTGCCAGTCGCATTGTTGTAGTTGTAAGTGCGTGCGTAAACTGCTGGAGTAGCAGGAGGAGTTACCTTGATGTTGAATGAAGACGGGGCGCCGGAAGCTGTACCTGCGTACACCTGGAATCCCGCAATATCCAATTCACAAGGCGTGTTCTGCAAAAGTACGGTCGTACCTGCAGAAGGAGTGTCGATTTTTCCGGATACAACGAATGCACCGGCGTCAAGATTTAATGACATATGAATATTACCTTTTTCTCTAGAGGGTTATTTAGTGCTGGCCTTCAATTGCCATGACCACTTCTGGTGCATGTCAATCCGTTCCGCAATGAAATTAGCAATCCCTTGCTCGTCAGCATCATTTGCGGTATGAAAAACAGATTTTAGTTTTTCGAGTACCTTACCGTTAGCTTCCAGCAAATCTTTTGCCATGGCTACAGGTTTGGTCGGGACCTTGCTATCTTTTAGCGAGGCCAACTTTAGCAGTGTATCTAATTTAAATGGAGCATACTCGTCTAACTTACGAATATTTTCCGCTATCGTATCTATAGAACTATATACGTCTTCATAGATATCTTCAAATAGCCCGTGATACTGAGAAAAATCCTCACCCTCAACGTTCCAATGATAGCCATGAGCGCGGAAATAAAAGACAGTAACGTCACCCAGTAACTCACTAAGTTCATTTGGTAGATCGCTCATTACTTACTTCTTCTTTGCCTTGTTACGTGCAGAGATAGCGGCTGCCTTCTTCTTAGCATCAGCCTTAGAAGATGCGCCCCATGCGTTCAAAGATAGTAGCAAACGTGTTGGTTCGCCATTTGGCTTATGCTCAGGACCTGGTGCACCACCCATGCGAGCCAAGAAAGAGGCCCTACGCGGGTTATCTCCGGACTTTACTGGTGCTTTAAGGTTATGACCTTCAGCCTTCGCTGAGGCACGTCCCTTGGCGTTTAAGCCACCCTTAGGGTTCTTACCCTCTTTACGCTGCCATGCAGGTGATTCAGCCATGATTACTCCCCAGCCACTGCGTAGCCATAGCGATGGTCTTGGGGGTTTACCCAGTTAATTGCTACGTTTACTAGTGCAATAACTATGATCGTCACTGCCGGAGATAGCTTAAGATCTGAGACGTTATTCAAAATATATACTAGTGCTGAACCAAGCCCAACCTTTACGGCGCTACCTAGCGGGTTATTAGCTATAAACTTTAAAACTTTTTCTTTCATGTTTACCTACTTCTTATGTGCTCGTCGTTTGTTTTCTTTAGCGACGTTGTCGCTCTTAGATATAACTCTCAGGTTACCCTTAGAGTCATTTTTCTTATTGTTGTCCTTGTGGTCAACTTCCTTACCCTTACCTACTTTACCATTTTTTTGCTCATATTCATGACGAGCTTTAGTAATAGAGGTAGTGTGCCACTTACCGTCTTCACCCTTGTATTTCTTAACATAGATAGGGCGACCACCGTTAGCAGCTGATCCCTTGTAGGGACCAAGAATGTATGAGTCTGTGCCGTGCTTTTTGTTTGCCATTAGTTGCTCGATTCTCCTTGAGCACCACGGCCTACGCTGCGGTAAGTACGAATACTTGACTTATCATTGCTGAAGTCTGCTCTAGTTTGTTTACGGTATTCTTGATCTTCTCCAGAAAAGTATTCCCTAGCCTCCCGAGCGCTATAACGAAAATCTTTTTTCTTATGGCGTCGGGGAGGCTCTGGGAATGCAGAGTCTTCGAAGTCTCCATAACTTCTAGACATATTAATCCTTAATATTGACGTAGGGGGCCTTCAAATTGACGACCACCAAGTTGCTTAACACGTTGGATGTTGTCATTAGCTTCGCCTACAGCTTTTTCTCTAAGATCGCTAATTTCAGACTCTGGAGTCGGAGATGTAGGGACAACCTCATCAGTTTCTCTACGAGGCTTTACTTGTCGAGTCTCTAGACCAGACATAGATCCCTGCACACCTGACTTAATAGCTGTAGTACCATCATCATCAATATTTTGCGTAAGACGTCGAGCTACTTCCTGAAAGTCTACAGGTACGTGTGCAGGCCTCTGTAACGGCCCCTGAGCGTTGTAATCGCCAAGTTCAGCCTTACGAGCCTCTTCTTCTCTAGAGGGCATTAGAGGGCCTTCTACGTCTTCTCCACCTAGCTGTCCAGTACGTGATGCTACTGAGCTGTTATGTGCATCTGCCATGTCTTGTAGCACATGCGGAAGATGACGTGCAATACTAGCTGCCTGACGTGCTCTAGCCTTATCCGACTCAAGACGTGGGTCTTCACCTTCTGCCGGAACATCCCTAAATGCACCTGGTCCACCACGTCGACGAGTTTCTTGTGCATCACGAACTGCTACCTGGCGCTCAGCAATACGCTTAGCTTCTTCAAGACCAGTATACTTTGCAGTATCTAGTGCTCTAGCCTGTCCAGCAAGACCTGTTTCACCAAGTAGTTCACGCTGTGCAATACGTGCTGCAGCTTCTTTAGCATCTCTATCGTAGATACCGGCCATCTTTGCGCTCATAGGCTTGTTACCACCTAGGCGTCTAGAAACGTCGTAATCACGTCCCTTTGCAGCATGGTGTGCTCCACGCATAATATCAAAGGTTCCCTTAACTCGATCCATGACACTGTCACTATCAACGCCAAGCATCCAATCACCCGCGTTTTCTACTGGAGCGGTAAAGGCGGGGCCTTCCATACCTTTTTTACTTTTAATATAGCCTGGTTGGACAGTTTCTGCAGCCACCTCATTCTCTAGCTTCTCTTTAGCCAATGCCTGCTGCTTTGGCTGCATAGATGAGAAAGACTCACGAACAGCCTTAGGACCAAGACCAGTCCACTTACCTACAACATTAAGGCGAACCAAGTGAAGTAGGTTTGGCTTAGACTTTAGCTCATCTTCGTCAATAGGAACATAATCAGCATTTCTAGGCTCAGATCTTTCTTGAGCCGCAATACGATTC